TTATAACATCTTCTGTAGTACGACTTGCGATAGTATCTAACATATTAATTATATCTGGGTCGCTTGCAAGTCCCTTAGCTTCTAAAGTCTGGTAAATTCCAAGACTATCGGCGATGATACGGGCGCCTTTAACTTTAACTTCATAATTGGCCTCGCCCCATTTTTGTTTTAGAGCTTGGATATTTTCTTCTTTTGTAGTGGCTAATTGGTTATCAAACGCCTCTGTCTGTGCGCCGACGGCATCCAGTTGGAACTTGATTATGCTATCGAACTGTTTCTGGGTTAGACCTAATCCGTGAGCGAACTGTTTGAACTGGCCGGTAAGCTCTTCACTTATCTCGACGTTACCTTCGTAGGTTAGTTCGTATTTATCGAAAGTTTCCGGTCTTCCTAACTGTTTGTAAACATTCTCCCAGCCTTCGGCATCTTCCGATTCTGGAATTACTAAATGCTCACCAACGCCCTTGAACGTTTCCAACTCACTATAGCTATCGAAAATCTGGCCCAAATGAGTATAGCCTTTCTTGGCTATTAAGTCCTTAACGTTATCCGGCGCACTGTTCCTGAACTCGTCATCTAAGGGCATCCACTGGGATGGCTCGGTAACTGGCGCTGTGGTTTGTGCCGGTTTTGCCGGCTCGGTAGTTACATCCATTATATCAGTCATTCTTTGTTCTCCTTAACTTCCTTATATTCCGTATGGCCTACTTTCCATACTTTTGATTCGTTGCCAAACGAAATTCCTACAGCATTGTTTACTTCCATCGATTTGTTTACGCAGAGTTCGTGCTCATAAAGAAAATCATTAATGTGGCCGACTTTTTTTTTATCGATATAAACACCGTTCCCGGGACTCCAATTATGAAGATATATATACTCTTTACAGATGTCGCATACTAAAAAGATTCTATCTGTCGCCACTATTGTTCTCCTTAACTTTTAGCATTCCATTTATTCTTAAAAATACGCGCCTCTTCCCTTCTAAGTACATTGTCTGTAAGGCGTTAGGATTCTGTTCAGATACACTTGTATTTAAGAATCCACAGAATCTTTCCAGGTCATCGAAAACTACTTTACCATCTTCAGTTTGGAATAATCTTTTGTATGCACTACATAACTCCCGTACAGCTTTTTCGTTTAATATTTTCTGTTCTTCAGCTTCCATAATATCTCCTTATACTAACTGTTCCGCCGGACTTCCTGGCTCGGCGGTCTTTGCTACATTTCGATACGCCTTAGAAGCGGTGTCTGCAACTTCAGCTTGTGCCTGAGCCATTTGCAATTGTTTAATTTCTGCTCTTTCGGCCGTCATCACATCGAAATCTTTTAATCCTTCCGCCGGTGCGCCTGAATTTAGCCACGAAGTTCTAAATGATGTATCGAAATCTACGTTATCTAATACATTCGTGATTTGAGCGTAAGGCTGCCATTTTGCCAGAGTAGCCTCCATTGCATTAGTTTGGACATTGCTCATTGCCAGAGCAAGTCGTCCTTGATAAACTATATCGAAATCGAAACTGACTGGCGGCTCAGGGATACGTTTAGCTTTAATTGAAAGATTCAATACCCTTATAATAATTAAGTTAAATATCTCTTTTTGTAATGATGTAATTGCCGGAGAAACTAAACTAAGGTCATCTTCTTTTCTCATTATACTTTCGGTGGCAGAAGAAATATTTCTAAGACCCTCGAATGTCCGAAACAAACTATTAAAGAATCCATCTTTCACAACCTGTTGCTGATCTCTGATAACTTCAGCGTTAAGGGCTACGCTAGTTCCGGTATCTAACGCCTGCGGGAACTGTGCGCCCGCTCTAATGTAAATCATACCACCGGCGCTCGTTACCGGCTGACCTATAACGCCATCATCTTCTACCATCAACGCCGGATTGACCACCTTTTCGGCCGCCTCTATGAAAGTTCTTTTCATTCGATTCAGCATCTTAATCTCAGGTAAATATTCAATAGCAGGCCCGCGACCCATAATCTCCTGCGGGGCCAAAGAAAATCTTGCAACAAAATATGGCAGTTCGTCGAAGCCACCTCTTTTAATTATCGTTTTGTCTTCAATATTTATATAGACCGACTTTACTCTTTTGCTCGTAGAACTAAACTTAGATGAATCGAAGTCGGCGTTAGGCGCTACGCAATGAACGTATTCAGATTTCTCTTCATGGTTTCCGGCAGCAAGGGCTTTCTTTACACTACTGCTTAGATTCTCCTCCCCAAATTCCTGAGCAGCTTGGCGGGCAGTATAGAATATCTGCCGATAGACGGTGTCTATTTCACCTCTACTATTATTATCAAAGAACATAAATCCTATATGATGAGACTTAAATACTATCTCATCGCCAACTTTTTCTACAGAGATAACGCCTGTGCCAAAAACTATCATTGACCTTATAGTAATGAACATCTCTCTCTGGAAATTCGACCGCCATATCTCTTTGTGGACTAAAGCTGTAGCTGTGGAGAGCCATTCTTGCATTTCTGGGTTTTGATTCAGGTTATGTAGTTGGGCTACGAACTCAAACCATTTAGCGCCAACCGGCATAAGATATGTAAAGATTCCAGAGGTCATTCTATATGCAGCCATCAGGGCGGTAGAGTCGTATAATTCTGTAGTGCGAAGCAGACCTTCCGTCTGGTTAGCGTTGCGAACCATATCCTGAGCGTTAGGCCAAGCGTAAAACCCAGCCTCTTCCATCAGGGAGTTGTACTTAGTCCTTCTACTCTTAGCGTCGTCGTATCTTCTGAGAATCTTATCTACGTCGGTTTTGCCTACTCTTACGTTTTCTGCCATTGTCTACTCCCCAAGGCGTTTTTTCAAAGCCTGGGATATTCCACTTAGTATCGTACTTCTCCTACCGCCCCTGAGGAGTTTCTTCTTTTCCCTTCTCTGTACCGCCAGTTCGTCTTCCTCTTCCTCCATAACCTCTATAGGTTCTATCGGTGCGGGGGCAGCCTGTATGTCCGGCGTCTTGGGTTTGGGAAATAATATATTACTCACTATATTCTCCTTTGCAATACTGCCAATATTCCTTCCAGCATTATATCCATTTCAATATCTTCTGTAGGCGACCTGTCCTCTTCAAGTTCCTGGCGGGGTCTTTGTTCTATTAAAGCAGCTTCTCTATCAATGCGCTCAATTTCCCTATCTGTATCAGGACTCATTATCGCATCAGGACTTACTTTTGAGAGAAATACACTACTCATTCAAAACTCCTTCCCGTATTCAGTCATTTGATTAGTTCTATTTCCAAGCCGTAACACGGATATAGCCAGCAGTTCTCTTCATAGAGTTCCTGTAAATATTTACTCGAATTTACTATCTTGCCAAATAACTTCTTAAATTTATTCCTGACAAAGAATGGTGACGCGAAGATGAGTCTTTGTTTTACTATTCGCAACTTAACGTCGTGATAGTGGGTGGGGACTTTTCTTTTGTACGGTTGGTCATTTGTATAGTAAGAAAACGTGTAAAGTCCGAAGAAGGTCTTATGGGTAGAGTCAGAGTAATGATAGGGATTTGAAAAGTGGGGTACGAATATATATATCCTGCCGTTGGGCATCAAGACTCTTTCCATTTCTCTCATCAGCTGCTCAAAGTTTTCTATATGTTCCAAAACACTTTTGCAGTATATTTCCCTGACCGAACTGTCTTCTAAGAATCCCAGTCCACCTTCTAAGTCGGCCACGATATCGACGTGGGGATTATCTATTTTATCTATAGTGACCCGATTGACATTTTGCGTACCTGAACCTAATTCTATCGCTGGAAAACGAAGGAGTTTTTCTTTCACATTTTCTTTGATTAAAACCATAATAATATAATTACTACAATGACACCTGTACCATAAACAAGAAACCCCAGAAGCATCTTTTCATTTTTGGCGAGCCACTTATCTCGTTTTCTCTGTTTTAGTGTTCGATATTTTCTTATCATTTAATGATTTCAAATGTCGGGCGACTTCACTGCTCTGCCGGATTTTCTGGAGCCGAGACAGAGTTTCAATAGCATTGGGCAAATCCCCCTCCGTCGAATAACACATGGCTACATCATTCAACACTCCTGTGTGATAGGGATTGGCTTTTTCGGCTTCTACAAAATTCTTTTTGGCTTCTCGAAAATTTCCTTTTCTTCGGTATGCAAATCCCCGATACCATGCGACGGGCATAGAAGTTAAATCAAGTGTGCAAAAGGGAATGTATTTATCCGTAACATCAACAATTATATTCGTATCATTTGTTCTGCGGATAATTTTCATTCGGCGGTCTTGTATTAATCTACAAGAGAAAACTACTACACCAAATAACAAAACAAAAGATATCAAGACAATAACAGGTCGTAAGTTTATTTTAACTAACTTGCCCTTATAATGTATTACTGAAAAAGCCAAGTACAAGACAAGCATCATGGAGTGAAATGCCCGTTCTCTTGGAAAGGTAAAGAATGCCAAAGTCATATAAGCGACTAATCCCATTATCACTGGATAATTCTTAGATTTTACTGCATAGTACATGGCCATTACAAATAGTGATAGATAGAACGAACCGCCCAACCAACCTATTTCAGATATTACCCACAAGAAGTCGTTATGCGGTCTCTGATAGAATATCCTTGTAAAAGCTTCGTCTATATCAATATTATTTGCGTATCTTTGAATATCAATCCGCCAGTTACCTGCACCGACTCCTAACGGATGTTCGGCAATCATCTTTACAGTCTGCGGCCATAACTCAAATCTCTGGCGAAGAGAGTCAGTTTCCTTAATAGCGGTCATTTTAACTGAGCAGATAAAGACAAGTGCTACTACGCCCAGTATAACAGCCCAACGTAATCTCTTACAGAATAACGAGATAACGCCAACAGAAACTATAAGGGCTAAAAAAGACGACCTTGCAAACAAAACAAATAGATTAAATAAAATACACATCGTTCCGGTTACACTTACGTACTTAAACTCTTTATAGGCAAATATACAAAATGGCAGAAACAGTAATTGCGCTGCGCACCATAGATTCCTATTAGACATTAATCCCGTTACTTCCATCGCTGTCGTACCGCCTTCGGGGTCTATCATCCACGCTACAGTATCGCCAACTCCGTAAGCGGCAAGACAAGCGCCGATAAAGGCCATTGTCTTTATAGGAACCTCTTTGAAAATCATCGTTGCCAAACAGAAGTAAATAAACATCATAAAGACTCTATGCGACCAATAGAGACTTTCGCCCGCATTGGTCGCCCAGAGTATAGTTAAACTTGTGGTTAGTACATATCCTCCGAATAAAAGATATATCCACCTCTTCGGAAATCTAAAATCTTCAACAGATAAGAGTAATACTAACGTTACGCACGACCATATCACACACCTGACAGGAGTTGTTAAGTCCCAGGCAGAAGGGTCGTGTGCTGTTGCACACAGGACGAGTCCTAATATCAAGAGCAGTTTTCTTATAACATCACTTTTAGCTCTTATGTTTCTTATGGTTCAAAATTCACCGTTCCAACTAAAGTGGCCGAATAGCCAGTAAGCCAACTGCCGTAATTTTCACTAAGCGTCATAGAACCTGCCTGGAAAACATGCTGCTCCCTTTCAAAACGACGGTCAAGACCCATTGAAATTGTTGGTTGAATATTAAGTGTATTTTTGTTAATCCAGCCGGTTGCATCGGGAACCGTACCAAAAATGCAAGCAGCAACCGAAGAGCCGGTGTTCTGAAAAAAGTTCTTCTCTATTAACAGGTCTTTCGGCCCGTCAATTGTTCCTCCGAAAGAAATACTACTGACCTGGACATTACCGAAGTCGAAATTGCCGGATGATGTATTATTGATAATCTTATGCCCTCGTCCACCCCTGAGCATAACAAAACCATCGCCCTGGCCCTGTGCTGAGCCGGAAGTTGTGCCTTGATGAAAACAATTATCTAAAGTAAAATTATCAATCTTGCTTCCGGCGGTGGCAATCCAAGTATCGACTGTAACTTTATCCGGTTCAATAAATTCACAGTCAACAATAACAACATCATCAGCGTTTACATGTATTGGGTAATCTATTAGCGCATCATAATGCGCCGATGCAACTGTAAATCTAAATCCACTAAAAACAGTTCCGGTTCCGGTAATCGGCAAGAGAAATGTCTCGTTTGCTGATGTTGGTGAAAACGTAAGTATAGGCCTCGTTCTTCCAACGCCCCTGTACGTTGTACCGCTTAAATTTGCTACTAAAGCAGAAGAGCCGGTAATGGTTTCGGCATGACTTTCTCTGGCGTAGATAATGGCTTTGCCGTCGTCTGTGCCGGCAGAACGAGCGGCAGCGGCCAATATTCTTGCCTGGTTAATAGTAGCTACGGCTAATGCCCAACTTCTTCCGCTGCGGTTGTCAGCCCCGTTTACACTATCTACATAGTAGACATTGCCTGAATTAGTCAGACCTCCGCCCTGAAAGTCGGCCACCGTTAGTCCTCCCCGCAATACTGCGGTCTTCATGTCGGCATCTGAAACCCTGTCCAGTTTGGACGCATAGGTCGAGCCGAATGCCATCTGACAAGTCAACAAGACTATCAGTACGGCAAAAATGTACTTCCTCATAATAATGCTCCTTTTTAATTTCGTCCTTTATGGACATTTAGTTTTTTATGCTGTCCCTGTAAGTATATAACTAAACGCATCAGTAACAGCTGACGCATCGATAACAACCCCTAAATTGCCGCCCTGATTCAAATGGATAAGTATATCCTTGCCGACAGTCAAAGCCATTTGGGCGGTAGCACTGGTAATACTGGTAGTGCCGGAAGTATCCAAGGATACGTAGATTGTTCCGACTTCGGCTTTTATATATAAAGCATCCATCTTAGCTAATGCAATAGACGGGGCTAAATCGCTTATTTGTAATGCCGTTGTAGTAGCCGTAGAAACAATGATATAATCAGAACTGCGTTCAGTAGGCACAGTCAGTGTAGTTGCGTCTAAATCAGGATTGGACTCAATCGTATCTCCAAGCCCTGTTACTTTCAAATTTATCTTAGATGTTGCTACTCCCGCCATCTTGTTCTCCTAACT